CAGCGTTTGCTGTTAGACACAGGTAACCTCAACATGTTCCATCAATCAATTGGTTCTCTAACATTGTTAGATGACTACAGAAGATGGAGAGACAGAGTATTCCTAGATGAACTATTCAAGTCTGAATCTCGTGGTGAATCAAGTGATTCACAAGGTGGTTATTACTATCCAAATAGTAAAGTAAAAACAAACTCCACAACTCTGACTGCTTATACAGCTGCAGAATTTGCTGCAGAGCGTTATAAGTTTAACGTAAAGTCAGACCTTCTCGAAGTTGTAAAAGGATTACGTAAGCGTAATGTTCCTGTTTTCGCAGATGGCTACTACCGTTGTGTAGCTGATCCTTCATTCATGAAAGATCTAAGAGCTGATGCAGGCTTCAGAGAGGTT